ATATACAATTCGTGGATGGTTGTATGCTAAAGATGGTAAAAAAGAAAAATACTGGAAAAGCATAAAAGAAGGTAGACCACCACAGTTTTTTGTACCACAAAGTGAATTAAATCATGACTAAATCAGAAAAGGAACATTATGGCAAAGTGGCACGACTCGGATGTATTTTGTGTAAATCCACACTTGGATACGATGATACGCCATGTGAAATCCATCATATCCGACGGTTGGGAGGTAAAAGAAGTCTCGCACCTGTTATTGGATTATGCCCAGAACACCACAGAGGCAATACTGGCATTCACGGACTTGGAAGAAAAGGATTTGAAGCTCGCTATGGCATTGACGAGCAAGCCTTACTTGAACTCACCTTGGAAATGATATGCTGAGTTTTCCTTGGTATCCTAAAGAGCTTAATCCTAACTCTAGCTGTCATTTTCATGTAAAAGCTAAGAAGAAAGCTATTTACAAAAATGAATGTTATTGGCTTACTAAGATGGCAAGTATACCTAAGTCTGACTACAAAGAAATGCATATTATCTTTTATAAGCCTAATAAAAGGCATATGGATTTAGACAATATGCTTGCTAGTATGAAATCAGGATTAGATGGTATGTGTGAAGCATTAGAGATGGATGATCGCTGTTTTAAAAAAATAACAATAGAAATATCAGAAAACATATCAGGAATGGTAAAAATTATGTTATATTAAGTATATTGTTATGATTCTTTGGGGTAATCTATGGAACAAAAAATGGCTTTATTTTTAGCTACATTACTTCATAGTGGCACTAATACCCATTTTATGCATTGGTCTACAACGTCTTACGCACAACACAAAACTTTAGGTAAATTCTACGAAAACATCATAGAGCTAACAGACCAATTGGCTGAGGCATACTTTGGCTGTTATGGTCAGATTAAGACATTTCCTGACAATTATCACTTGCCTAAGAGTGATCCGTTAAATTACATACAATCATTACAGCGTTTTGTTAAAGACGCTAGAGGTGATCTTCCTGACGAATCTGAGATTGTGCAGCTTATTGATAACATTGCACAAGAAATTGACACAACTATTTACCTGCTTAAATTTAAAGGTTAAATCATGCCATTAGTTAAATCATCTAGTTCTAAAGCAGTAGGCGAAAACTATAAAGCTGAAGTTGAATCTGGTAAGCCTAAAAAACAGGCTCTAGCAATAGCTTTAAGCGTACAACGTAAAGAAGCTACTGGCAAACGTAAAAAGACGCTAGAAGATGCTTATGCTAGACACATAGAAGAAAATGCATAATGGATGCAACAATCTTAGCTCGCTTACTAAGAAATGAAGGTACTGCATTACAGCCAAGTGGTATTAATGAAACTGTACCTAATTTAAACAAGATGTTGCCTGAAGTACAAAGAGGTGTGTTATTAGGCAAGATACCACCACACATGGCTCAATTCTTGCATGACATTAATTCAACACCTGGTAGTAACTTAGTTGAAACAGGTTCAGATAAACGTGGCATATCAGAGCAACAAGAAAACTATAACAAACGAGTCAGATCAGGTCAATTAAGTGCTAAACCATACGAAGTTGGTGGAACTACTAAGCTAAATATGGGAGCATCTAGTGATGCAAACGTATACCCAGCTGCATCTGATTTAAATTATTATCGTGAATTAAAGCAAGCACTACTGACTAATCCTACTTATAAGCCTTATCTTGATGAAGTACAAAAGATAGAAATGATGAATCCTACATTTAGGAATATGTAATGAAAGATGGACTATACGCCAATATTCACAGAAAACGAGCTAGAATTGAAGCTGGTTCAAGTGAAAAGATGAACAAAGTAGGCTCAAAAGATGCACCTACAGCAGAAGATTTTAAAGAATCTGCTAAAACTGCTAAAAAACCTAGACGTAAACACATTGAAGATGCAATGGAGAATCTATGAAACACATGAACGGTAAATATCCTAAAGAAGATGCAATGCTTAAACCACATAAAGAGTCTACATTAGAAAAGAATCAAGCTAAAAGAGTAGCTAGACGAGTAGAGCTTGAGAAGCAGTTTTCTATGGTTAAAAAAGATAAGTTCTAATTGTGGCTTATCCTGAATACGATCCTAATGAACCAACTTTAAGGCAAGCCATTGCCGATTTGTTGCGTGGCATGACTAATAAACAATCGTATCAAGAAATAGGTCAAGGCGTACAAAACGTAGCAAAAATAATTCCTAGTGTTGTTGAATCTGTAGGTCGAGGTGGACTTGCACAAACAGTAGGAGCAATGGGTGATGCTCGTGAAATGCGTGATTCTATTCAAAGTAAATTACCTAAAAACATACAAAATATATCAAATATAGCTGAATTTATGGCTAGTCCTACTTCTAAAGTAATGCAACAAATAGCTCCTACTTCCCAACAAACACTAAATGCAATGCCTAGAATTAATCCTGACTATGAAGGTAGTCAACAGCATGAAATGGTTGGTGGATTAATAAGCCCAGCTATGCCTTATTTATTAAGAGCAGGTGCTAAATCTATGCAAAATGTGCCTATTGGTAACATGATTGCTTATCATGGTACACCACATGAGATTCAGGGTGCGTTTGATCTGAAAAAAGTAGGAACTGGTGAAGGTGCTCAAGCTTACGGTCATGGAATGTATTTTGCTGAAAGTCCTAAAGTAGCTGAAACTTATGCTTTAGAAGTGCCAAAAAATATAAGTAAAGATGCCTATAGTGCAGAAAATATCGCCAAACGGTTATTTAATGGTGGATTTGATGAAAATTATGTTACAAATAGAATTAAATCTGTATTGCCAAATGCAAATGATGAAATAATTACAAAAGCAATAGAAAATGCAAAAACAGGAAAAGTTGGTGGTAATTTATATAAAGTAGATATACCTGACGCATATATACCAACAATGATGGACTATGACAAACCACTTGGTCAACAAAATACAATAGTAAAAAAAGCTCTTAATGAAATAAAAAAACAAATTACACCTGAAATGAAAATGGAATTAGGTGGCGATATGAACCTTTTGTTTGGTAAAGACATAACACCTGTGCAGTTTTTAAACACTATGGAAATCATACATCCTACTGGTGGTGTAGGCATTGGTGAGAAAATGCTCAATGAACTTGGTGTCAAAGGTATGCGTTATTTAGACGCTACAAGTCGTGATGCAGGCAAAGGCACATCTAACTTTGTAGTATTTGATCCTAAAGAAGTCAAAATACTTGAAAAGAACGGTAAACCTACTCGTAAAGACATACTTGAACAAAACTTTAATAAAATAGCTGGTGGTGAAAAACCAGTTAGAAGTGCTGTTGTTTTAATTGGGGACAAAATATTTACAGGCAATACTCATACACAAGCATTTGAAAAAGCAATACATGAAGGCGTTGTAAGAAAAGAAGGTAAAAAGTTTATTTATCCTGAAGGTGCAGAAGTTAATTCTGATTTATTTATGCTTAACGACGGGAGCATTGTAGATAGATTGACGGCTAGTCGTAAACTTGATGTTGGTTCATCTGAAGGTGCTTTGCGTGATAATAAAATGCAAATAAGACCTGCTAATTCAATGCCAATTGATGAATATATGCGACAAGCAAAAATAATTAAAGAATCTCAAAAATAGTATATAATTTAACGTATATAAATCAACCACTTGAGAATATATGAATAAAAAACTAGCGAAAAATACCGAACATCCTAATTTAAATGTAGGTCGTAAGCCAGGAGTACCTAATAAATCAACCACAATGGCACGAGAAGCGATTGCTTCATTTGTTGATGGTAATGCTCACAAAATGCAAGAGTGGCTTGAGAAGGTCGCTGATGGCATCCAAAGTGATGATGGTAAATGGATAGTACAACCAGCACCTGATAAAGCATTTCAAATGCTACAAACAGTAATGGAATATCATTTACCTAAACTTGCTAGACAAGAAGTGGTAGGCGATGAAGCTAAACCTATTCACTATAGGCTTTCATGGAAGAAGTCTTAGACATTGAACTTGATTACAGTCCTAGAACTGTATTTCAAGACTTTCACGAGAGACAAGAGCGATGGGCAGTAATAGTAGCTCACAGACGCTGTGGCAAGACTGTGGCTGTACTAAACGACACTATTTATAGAGCATTAACAGAAGGCAAAGAAAACGCACAGTACGCTTATATTGCACCTTACTACGCACAAGCTAAATCAATTGCATGGTCATACTTATTAAGATTTTCAGCACCTGTACGCAAACAAGCTAATCAGTCTGAGCTATGGGTAGAACTTATCAATGGTGCAAAGATACGTTTATATGGTGGTGATAATCCAGACGCACTTCGAGGCAATTACTTAGATGGCGTGGTTTTAGACGAGATGGCTGACATGAAGCCTAATCTTTGGGGACAAGTCGTAAGACCATTACTTGCAGATCGTCTTGGCTGGTGTACGTTTATTGGCACACCTAAAGGACATAATGGTTTTTACGACATATTTAGCAAAGCAGAACAGCAGCAGAACTGGTACGTTAAAGTGCTACGAGCTAGTCAGACTAAGATATTGCCACAAGATGAGCTAGATGATGCACGATCAATGATGTCTGAGGATCAATATCAAGCTGAGTTTGAATGTGATTTCGAAAGTGCTATATTAGGAGCATACTATGGCAAAGAGATGCGTGAGCTTACTGATAGCAATAGGATTACAGACGTTGATTTTGATGCTATGTTTAAAGTTAATACAGCATGGGACTTGGGCTATTCAGACGATACAAGCATTTGGTGGTATCAGGTAGTGCATGGCGAGATACGAGTATTAGACTATCACAGTAGTAATGGCGAGACAGTTGAATATTATACAGACTTGATTAAACAGAAAAAACGTGAGTATGGGTACGAATATGGCATACATTGGTTACCTCACGATGCACGAGCAAAGACATTAGCAAGTGGTGGTAAGTCAATAATTGAGCAAATAGGCAAGCACATACCACTAGAATCGCTTAAAATAGTACCAAGTCTATCTTTACAAGATGGTATACAAGCAAGTAGAATGGCATTACAAAGATCGTGGTTTGATCTAAAATGTATAGATGGTATTGAATGTTTACGACAGTATCAGCGTGAATATGATGAAGATAAGAAGGTGTTTAGAGATAAACCTAGACACGACTGGACTTCACATGGATCAGATGCATGGCGTATGCTTGCAATAGCATGGAAAGATGAAGATAAAGCTATCACGAAAGACCACTCTGTTCGTGGAGTTACAGTAGGTGAAAACGAAACAACTTTGAACGAATTATGGGCAGCATCGCCTAGACCGAGGAGTGGCAGAATATGAAACACACATATACGGATTGGTACAATAGAATCCTATCTTATGAACGAGCTTTCAAGAAGTGGGAAGGTAGAGCTGATAAGATTCTAAAGCGTTATCGTGATGATTCAAGAACTCAAAACAATCCTAATGCTCGATTCAATATTCTGTATTCAAATGTTCAAACAATTACACCTGCTGTATTTGCTAGATTACCTAGACCTGACGTAACAAGACGCTTCAAAGACAACGATCCTATAGGTCGTGTAGCGTGTATGTTACTAGAAC